AGTCTACACAGTTTTCATACTCGTCATATAATAAATTATATGTATATCCAGATAGTTCACCCTTAGTTGCTTTTGTACCATCAACCGTTTTAACATCATATCCATATTTTACAAGAAAATTTAGATTATCAAATGTTTGAATGACCTCATTTCTAACTTTTAAGAAGTCACCAATTTGTGTCTTCTCTGTTATTGAATTAATTTTAGTTTCGATAACTTTTCTGAAATATGGTTGTAAAAGTTCATTTGCTTTATTCTGTTTTGGAAGTGGTAATACTTTGTCCAATGACATCATTTCACATATGTTAACACTCGATAAAACACTTAACATTTTACTCTTCAAAACATTAACATAAAAAGACGCTTGTCTATTTGTTGGGTATTCACCAAATAACTCTATTGAAGTACCCGGTGTTGCTGATGTTGTATCGTAGATATCATAAATTTTTGTGTCTCTATAATTAGGATGTAACAACATAGACGATATTGATGGTCCGTATTCTTTAACTAATACATTATATAATGTCTCATAATTGTTAAAATATGTTTCACTTACCTCATATATTTTCTTAACTAATGGGTCATCATATCTTAATGTAGACGTTGACTCATTAAGTGAACCAATAAACCCTTTTGATAATTCATTACCACTATTATTGTTTGTGGGTTCTTTAAGTGCAGCATTCACTTTATCATTTAAACTTTCTAAAAAATCTTTTGTGAATAGTTCTGCGGTTGTTCCTCCAATTCTTAACCCTTCAGATTGTATTGATCTTTCATCATACATTTCAGTATTCGCATAGAAATTGGATGATAATGCGTTTTGTAATCTCTCAACCGGTTTAGATAAACCTTGTCCACCTATAAAGTTAACTTGTAATGAAACGTTTGCAATCATTGGTTGTACACCAATACCTTCGGGATTTAAATCCCATGTATTTTCATCAAACGTTATATTAACATCACGAATAATAATTTTTGAATGATAAAAATCACCCACTCTAATTACACAAACTGGTGGAGGACCGAATGATGTATTCCTTGCATTTAAATCGGATGCATCACTAATTCCTTTTACAGGTATCGTGTCACCAGGTCTAATACATTGTTGTAAAAAAGTTAATCTTGAATTTAAACCTTCAGGTGTTGTTGAGTGAAACGCCGGATGGAAATATTTTAATTTCTCTTTTAAAGTTTTAAACACAACAGGGTCATTCTCTTCAATTTTTTGAAAATAATAACACTCACTAAGAGTTTTCATAATGATTCTTTTCATTATGTCAATTGGTGGTGTTTTTGATTTTGGTGTGGTAGGTTCTCCATCAGGTTCCAATCTTGTTCTTACAGTAGGATCCCCTGTTGGGTCTGTTGGTGTTTGAGGGTCTTGTTTTGGGGTTTTGGAATACTCCAATCTAACACTTGATTGTCTACATCCAAATGCAACAGGTGAATGAAGTTTTAAAGAATCGGCTCCTGATACATATTTAAATTCTTTTTTAGAACATCTCTCGTTTCGTTCATTAACAAATTCTTCACCCGCACTAATGGTGGCGAATGTTACTTTACCATCCATTTCAGTGTAACCTAATTCTTTTAATGTAAAATCTATTTTAACATCTGTTTTACTATTTTTTTCACCAGTAAATGATGTTGGCCATTTTTTATCTAATATTGTTTTAGCGTCACCTTCTTTTTTTATTGCATCTAAAATATCAAATAGAATACTATAACTTCTTCTTATTGATAATTTAAAATTATAATTAGTATCAGCTAATGCGGAACAAGAAGAAAATATACCAATAGTGATATCTTTTACTAATCCATTTTCAATGTCGGTTTTTAAGGTTTTTAATGTTGTATCATATTTCGTATAACCAGTTTGAGCTTCGGTTATTTCTCTTTCTAAATCACTACTAACTTGTGATACTTTATTTGTCGTTTCTCCAGTTGGGATATCTGTACCAAATAATATTTTTTTGTCATGGATTGCGTTTGCTGTGTTGTATGTTGTTGTACCTGATAATATTTCATTTAATACACGTACTAAACCATTATACGTAGAACCTGTCCACGAACTAGAACCCACTTTATCCTTATATAAATCAGAATATTTTGTTCCTTTATACTCACCTTCAGTTTTCTTTGGGTAATCATTAGCAAAGTTTAAACTAACATCGAGTTTTATTTTTTCCGTTTCCGGTGTTTTTAAAACTGGTGGTTCTTTTTTTACCACATCACCTGTTGTTACACTTTTAAATTTTTGTATTGTTTGAACATCGATTTTTTTATTTAAAAAATCACTAACTTTTTTAGCGTCATCTGGTGTAATTGTTGCATATCTTCTAATTAGATCATAAAAATCAATTTCTTCACAACCAGCAAAAAACGCATTTATATAGTTTTCGGTTTCTTCATCACTCATTCCTTTAAAGTGTTCTCTAACCAATAAATTTAAAATACTTGGATGGTCCACTACGACTTTAAAAGATATACTACCACTTCTTTCCGTGTTTTGATATGTGTATATTGGTTCGGGTCTACCTAAGAATGTATTAGATTCCCATCTTGCACTATTTTGTTCACTTACTTTTAAATCATATGGTGGAAACCACATAACTCTTCCTCCGTTTTGTCCTCTTTCACAATACGGTAAACTACTGTAGTCAAATCCCGGTGTATTCGATGTTTTCCACGCTAAGTTCTCAATGGAGAACATATATTTCTTTGCATAAAATCCATCTCCTTTTGGTAAAATATTTGTTGATCCTGTGAAATCTTTACCACCATTTGAAATTGGTGCTATGTTTAAATTCCATGTTCTATCTAAAACACTATCGTCATATTTTCTAACATTTTGTGTTCTTCTCATCGTATCTGAATAATTCAAATACGCTCTATCTTTAGTCCAAACTCTACAAAATTCCGCACCACTTTCTTCACCAAATTTATCCACATATTTTATAGCTGAACCTTTACTTAACATAACATCACCTTCTCTAAAAATTCTACTTGTTTGGTCTATTACATTTGCAACATGTGAACGTGCTTCGCCACCGTTTGACGGTAATGAATCGAGAATTTCTTGAGTATAACCTAATATAGAATCCTCTCTAAAATCAAAAGATGTTGATTCCGACTCGTCAAAATCTGATTGTTGGTTACCCCATTCTTGGTTGTTAACACCTTTTTCATTTTTTGAATTTCTACTAATCCATGTTAATTTACCTGTTATACTTCCGTTATCAGAATAATTTCTTTTTCTTTGAAATAACTGTGCTTGAACTGGATCAAATAATAGACTTAAATAATAGTTGCTTCTCACAGGTCTATCATTAAAGTCATTCATTGCGTATTTTACATCATTACCTCTATCATCACCAATATATGCCCCTCCTCTTGGTGCCTCGACTCCTAATAAATTTTTTACACCTTGTGCAACACTATCAACAAAGTTAAAAATCTTAGATGTGTTTTGGGATCTTGCTGTTGTTGTGTAATTTGGTGCATATTTTGAATATGTTAATAAATCATATAGAACACTTTTTTGACCCTGCCCCATATGTTCAATTAATAAATCAGATGGTTTTCTCGACATTGCAGGTCTTCTTTGTATTCCAATTAAAGAACCTAAAACACCGGTTGCATCTTGTATAAATTTACCTAATTGTGTTTTTGGTACAGGTCTAAGATTTATTGGGTTTCTTGGGTTAGTTAGATAATCACCAGGTATTTCTGAAAAAGGAAATTCTACCCCCGCAGCAACTTGGATAAAATCAATTGCTTTACCTGGTAATGTCTTCGCAACTGTAATACTATAATCAGGTGCAACTAATGGTTCTCTTCCTGTAACTATATTTGTTGCAGTTGCAACATTACCATTTAATGCATCAATAATTCTTAATCTACCGTCTGTTTCTCTTTTGATATTTTGTGCAATTCTTGAAAATATTGGTCCGTTGTTTGAAACCAAATATTTTCCTGCGAATTTCATCAATTCAGATTCGGTATTTAAATTCTGTTGATTAAAAACACTTATTAAATTATGATTACCCAATTCAAAATATGGGTATAAACTTAAATTTGCTCTTCTTGGTAATGTGTTTACATTTTCTGTTACACTGAATTCCAACGGTTTAAAAACGTTATTTGATTGTGGAATTTGTAACATTTGGGTTCTGTTGTCATCAACGTCTCCCGTCTCAATATTGGCTTTATCACTTAAATTTTGAACAGAATAATTAACCGGAGTAAACGTTTGAGGCCCGTTAGGTTGGTTCAAAGTTTTACCCAAGATAAAATCTCTAAATCTTTTAGTAGAATCAAAATCTAAATAAGTCGGCATTATATCACTTTATCTATAAATAGATATAAACAAAAAAACTATTACTTTATTATCGGTCCATATAAGTAATCATTTTCCTTTCTATCAATAAAATCTTGGAAGGTGGTTGGGTCTTTCATAATTGTTCTTTGCACTTGGTCCAAAACTGAATTTGATGCGGTTACCGAGTGTTCGTGTTTTACTGTTACAGTTTTATTATCTGTCTGAGTATTTTGTTGTGTTTGTGTATTTTGGTTATTATTAACATTGGTTGATTGTTGTGGTACCGTTTTTGTTTCAGTTGTTTTACTTTGTGAAGATTTTGATGCATCTGCACGAATAACATTAAGTTGGTTTTGTATGTCCAAATCTGTTTTTTCACCACTTAAAAATTTATCCATGGCTTCATTACCCATCTTAATGTATTTGTCAACTTCAACACCTAAACCTCTATATGTTCTTGCAAATTCAACCTTTAACATTGCGGCGATTTCTGAAAGATATAGTGCAGATTTCTGTGTTTCAGTAAATTGATTTAATGCAATGTCTTTAACATTCATTTTTTCAAATTCTTTCTGATTATTAAGAATTGCATCGGCGGTTTTTTGATCTAATGAATCTAACGCAACTTGTCTGTCAATACCAAGACTTTGTGCAATTGATGGTGGTACTTCGATAACCATTTTACCACCTGAACCCATTTTAGCTAAGTTTGTAATAAACTCTTGTTGTTTATCATCAACCGCAATACCCGCTGCCATTAAGTCTGCGGCCGCTGATGTTCTTTCTGCGGCTGCAATTGCACCCTTTGCTAATTCTTGGTAACTAACACCAAGTTCTTGTGCCATTGCTTTTGCTCTTCTTAGATTAACACCCGTAATTTCAAATTTTCCTTGTTCTGAATTATATGTTGCTAATGATTCTGCAGCCCCAATTAATGCATCTTGTAGTCCTTCAACATTATTAGTTGCCATGTACATCATTTGGAATGGATCACCTAATGCACCAACCGCACCACCTAAAACTTGTAGGTTTGCCGCCAAATCTATCGCACCTTCAGGACTCATTACTTTATCCGCAACTTTGAATGCTTCATCCATACTCATTCTAAATTCAGTTGCTTTACGTACCATATCCGCAAGTCCTTGAACACCATTTTTAAATCCGTATTCGTTTATCTTACCGATATTTTTTTGGAACTCTGCGGTAGTTGTTCTAATATTAAGACCAAGTGTTAATGCTCTCTTACCCGCTTCGTTTATGTTTTCTAATGTTTTATCTGCACCAACACCCACTTGTTCAAAATCTCTTAAAAGTGGTCCCATTTGTTCTAAATCACCAATAAATGCTCTTGAAGTTACGGCCATGTTTTCCATGGTCTTCTCATTTAGGGTAAAAAATCTACCCGTTGCATTTGTCGCTGATATTGCAGTTGACGCTAATTCATCAAAGGAATATCCCATTCCTTGAACCTTATCATACGCATCAACAATGTTATCTCTATAACCTCTTGATAGGTCTCCAGCAATACCAATTTGAGCGTTTAATCTGTTTCTTAGATTAACCTCATTATCAATCATTTTAGCGGATTCCTCAAATATATTTGTGAATGCAGATTTAAATAAATCGGCGAACGCCTTTGTTTTACTTGTATTGTCATTAATTGCTTTACCAACCGCGGTTAATGCATCTCCTAATTTCTCCGTTGTAATTAATTCTTTAACTGCCTCTGAACTAATTAATCCCGCACCGGTCGTGAAACCCTGTACTTTTGCTATTGTAGATATAACATTACCGCCAGATGATGAATCGGTGGGTGGTTTAGTACCTTCTAAATCATTGATACTATTATATCCCGAAAATCTTTTAAATTCTGCGGTTATTGTTGCACCATCAGCATTTTTAAAATATTCTCTATACTTATTAGCAAAATCGGTACTCCCTTTACGAGAGGCATCAAATAAATCACGGTCTTGTCTACTAACTGGCATACCTATAAATACTATTTAGGATTGTTTTCCAATTCAATCATATAGTTGATATAATACCTCCTAACATAGATAGGCATAAGAAGGATATCTCTATATGAGAATCCTCTTTTAACTAAAAATAAAATTTCGTCTAATTGACCTCTACTATAATCCGTAGAAAGGGCGAAAAAATTCTACCCCGAATCCAATTTCAACTTGGATATCTTCTCCTGACGGGGTTTTTACTGTTTTCTTTAAATCTAATGATGGTTTATTTTCTTTGACGAATTTTCTAAAGTCTTGGGAATCTTTGATTGGTAAATTTTGAACAAAATTATGAATGTTCATCATTTCTTTATTTCCTGCAACAGACTTAATCATCATTTCAAGTTCTTTTGTAATAACGGGTGCAACACCATTACCATTCCAACTCTTTTCAATATCATCTAATTCTTTTTGTTGTTTTTTTGTAAGGAATTTAAATGTAATATCAATCTTTGATTTTTCCATGTAGTACTTAAACTCACCGTTTTCATTTGGTGTAAGTTTTAATTCTTTGAATTTAACTTCACTAATGTCAACTTTAGCTGTGAAATTTTCACCTGTTTTTGGGTCTACAACATACAGATTAAATTCAGGACCAAACGCAGTATTTCTCAAGAAAATCAAAATGGCCTGTCTATCTTCATCAACCAAATCATCAACACTAATATCTTTATCTAAAACTTTTCTTTTTAAAAGTTCATCAATAACAGTATTGCTTTGAATTAAATTCTGTGCAGATAAAATGTTTTCATCTGACGCTGTTAAATAAGCAACTTTAACTGATTTTTTTTGTGATGGATAGTGAATACCTCTACTTGGTAATTCAACAACATCATACGCAATTGTTGGGTCTATTACAAATTGTTCCATAGAATAAAATATACCATATAACTATGTCAATGTAAAGTTTTAAAATAAAAAAAGGTATCCTTTTGAGATACCTTTTTGTTTGACAGATTTTTTATATTAGTAAACTTGAATACATCTATCCATTCTCAAAGAGCATTGAATAGTTGCAATTTCATCTCTTGAATAATCTAAATCACCGAAGTTTAAGTCTGTGATAAATGTTCCTTGAAGAATCCATTTTTCAACAACAACTCCTGTTGGGTCCAACATTTCTAATTCGATATCTTTCTTATATCCAGCAGCATAACCCATTCTACCGGTAACTGATTCTGCGTGTAAACGGAACCACTCCATCAATGCTTGAGATGCTGATGGACCAATTGGGTCTTTGAAAGTTACTCTCATCTCTTGCCATTCAAATCTACCAGCAACATATGTTGATGTGTTTAAGAAAGGAATAGGTACAGAGTTGATTTTAGCTGCGGGTCTTGACGCTGATGTTACATACCATTCATTGATACCCAAAGATGATGGGAATCTTACGATGAATCGGTTTTGTCTTTTCGGTTCATAAGGAACCGGCA